ACAGATCTGGGGGACGTGTCGGTTGACGTCCGGTGGTCCCCGTCGGCGCAGACCGACCAGACCGAGGACTGGACGGTGGCGGCGGCGAAACTCAAGGCCGGCGTGCCACCTCGTGTCGTGTTGACCGAGGCCGGGTACGCACCCGAACAGGTCGACACGTGGATCCGTGACACGCCGGTCATCGAGCTGATGCCACGTGTGGATTTCCTGGTGAAGGTCGCCGCGGCAGCTCAGGGGTTGGGTGCGTCTTCGGCGCTTGGTGTGGTCGATCCTGGCCTGGTGCAGCAGGCGATCGCCGCGGTCACGGGGGTGGGTGGTGGCAGACAAGCCGCCTGACCCGGCCGAACTGGCCCGGTTCGCAGAGCAGGCCGAGAAAGCGATCGAACGCCTCGAAAGTCGTGTCGGAAGACGCGCGTCGAAGACGGTCACTGATGCGATCCGGCCGGTGATTGTGGAGATCACCCGGCTGTGGGTTGCACAGTTCGGGTCGGTGACCGCCACAGCCGACCCGGCGCGGGTGGCTGTGTTGATGCAGGCCGTGCGGGTGTTGCTGGCGGGGTTGGCCGCTGACCCGTCCGTGCCGGTGGCGGCCGTGTTGGATGACGCCCTGGCGTTGGGTGCCCGTAACGCGTTCGGTCTGCTGGGCCGGGTCGACGTGGACCTGGTCCCGTCCGCCGTGCTGGTGGACGCGGTGGATGCGATGGCCGACATCGTGTCCGAAGCCCGCGATGCCGCGGTGGAACGCCTCGGCACGGTGGCGGACTGGGATGGGATGGTCGCGGTGTTCGGGGATCTCACCCGGGCCGAGCACCGTGCTGACGCGGCGGCGAAGTGGGCTGTGGTCCGGGCGGTGTCGGAGGGAACCGAACAGGTAGCGGAAGCGGCCGGCGCGGACATGGTGTGGGTCGCCGAACGCGACGGGGCCTGCCTGGAATGCCTGGCCTACCAGGGGCATGTGGTGCACGCGGGGGAACGGTTCCCGGGCGGGTTGACGTTCCGCGTGTCGGCGACCCTACGGTTCCCCGAGTCGATCCCCGGGCCGCCACGGCATCCGCGTTGCCGGTGTCACCTGCAATGCCACCGGGACGAGTGGACGGTGGCCGGTGTGCCGTCGTTCCCGGAGGTGCTGGTGCGGGAAGCGCAGCGGGCTGTGCTGCGCGGGGACGCGGGGGACTCGAACCATGCCCGGTTGCAGGCGGCTGACGCGTTGCTCGCCGAGGGCAGCGATCTACCCAAGACAGTCAAACAGAGGGCGAGACGTGCTGTGGCGGCCGGGGAGTTCCCGG